CCGGTGATGCCAAAGGCATCGCCAATCTCAACGAGCGCATCCGCTTTGCAGGAATCCCCGAGGGCGCAGACCTCACCGCTTACAACATCCTCGGCGAAGCCAATGTCGAGACGACCGCCGAGGGCGTGTTCAAAGGCGTGATCCGCCTGCGCGAGAACTCGCGCCCGGAGGATGCCTTTGAGGAGATCAACCATGTGTTCGTCCGCAAGGCGCTCGCCGAGGGCCGCACCGATCTGGATTCCCTGCGCGGGTGGCTCAACCAAACCAGCGAGGCCACCGGCGAAACCTACGCCACCGAGACCGAGACCGACATCATCGAGAACATCGCCAAGGTCGGAATGGACTACGCCGCAGGGCGCATCGAGGAGACCTCCCTCCCGGCATCCTTCGTGGACTACATCAAGCGCATGCTCCAAGTCTTCAAGGAGACCATGGCCCGCGCCATCAAGCTCAAGGACGCCTTCGCTACCGGCAAGATTGACTCCAACTTTGAATCCTTCCTCGCCGAATCCGTGGGACTCAACCAGCAGACGATGGTGGACACCACCCGGGAGCGAGTCGGCGGCGAATTGGCACAAGGCACCTTCAACTACTCGGTTGGTCAACGAGTTTTGACTGATACCAACCCATTTAAAGGATGGTTCGGAGAATGGGATGTCGATCCAACAACGGCATCCAAGGTGGTCGATCCCGATGGCAAGCCGATGGTTGTTTACCACGGCACACAAAGGGCGGATCGCGTAGGAGACCGTTTCCGCAAATCCCGCGCCACTTCCGGGCCGATGGCCTTTTTCACAAACGACCCGGCCATTGCCTCGTCCTACTCCACGAACAAACGAGACACCTCTGCGGAGATGCCATCTGACTATGCTGGGTGGTTCAAATGGAAGGGCAAGGGGATGCGCTCGCCGGTCGCTATCGACCGCGCATGGTGGAACCTTTCTCCCGAGGAGCGGGCTGCGGTAAACGAACGCATCTACACGATTGGCTATTCCGACTGGGATGCTAGCGAAGGCCCGATTGTCGCGGATTCGCAGAGCATCATGTCCCGAGACAGCATCGACTACGAATTGCGCCAAGCTCGCGGGAACGGTCTCCGGGCCTTGGTTGAGATGTGGCTATCCAGCGGATCGCTTTTCAACCAAGAGGAAAGGTTTTTGGAAGTCCTGCAAGCGGCAGGCGTGAAAGGGGCCACGCTCGACGATCCCAACGCCGCCCGCTCGGCAGTCTACCCGGTCTATCTTTCGATCAAAAACCCGCTCGATACAGCAAGCATCCCGGGCGATGTCGTCTCAGCCTTGGAACAAGCAGGCAAGCGCAAGCGGGCCAAGCAATCCGCAGGAGGCAACCCGGACGCATGGGATAAAAACACCATCAGCGGGAACGATTGGATGGCCGCGCTGAAAGAGGACATGGCGAAAGGAACGACCCATGCGTGGACGCGCATCCCCGATTGGGTCACAGAAACTCTGTCGTCCCTCGGATACGATGGCATCAAGGATACCGGCGGGAAAAATGGCGGAGTGCAGCACGAAGTCTGGATTCCCTTCAACGAGACGCAGGTCAAATCAGCCACCGGAAACCGTGGCACCTTTGACCCGACCTCGGCGAACATCAACTACAGCATCGGGAAAAACTATTCTAACGAAGAAAAATACAACCAAATTGTTCCAGAGATTTCGAGTGTAAACCCGAACAAAGTATCACGCCGGGATATGTATGAAATCGCGGAAGTTTCGCCAGAAGTGGCGAAGACTATGAAATTCGACCAACCCATTGAGGTTAGTATTTTTGCGGATGGCACCATGATGTTGAGCGATGGCCATCATAGGCTTGCCGCAGCAAAACAACTTGGGATGAGCAAAATCCCTGCCGTTGTCAGATCAATTAACGCCAAAGGGAGAGACATCAATGCGTTAATTGCAGAGCAAGTTTCTGATCAGCCTGTTTCGACTGATACCAATTACAGCATCGGGAAAAAACAGGACGCCGACTACCTCGCCGCAGTCGAGAGTGGAGACATGGAGACCGTCCAGAAGATGGTGGACGAGGCGGCGAAGGCGGCGGGGTATAATGTTGGACCCGTTTGGCGCGGAGCTAAATTTGGCGGAGGCATTGCCGACCGCTCATCTCAAGTAAAATGGTTTACTGATTACAAGCCAGAGGCAGAATCTTACGGGGGCGGAGAAATTCTTGAAAGCGTTTACCTTAAAGGAGATATCCGCGAAGGAGACTTTCAATCTGTGGCAATTACCCCAGAGACGCAACTTCGCAAAGGTGAAGATATTATTTTGACACGAATTGCACAAGCCATTCAAACGCCAAAACAAAGACGAGAAGGGAACGGCGGTCGCCCTGTGAGGCGTCACTTTGCTTTACTAAATCCAACCCAAATCAAATCCGCCGACCCCGTAACCCGCGACGAGCAGGGCAATGTCATACCGCTCTCGCAGAGGTTCGACCAGACCACGGGGAACATCAACTACTCCATCGCCAGCCAGTCGGAGATCGACCGGGTGAACCGCGCCCTCGGCGGCATGAACCGAGGCCCGGACGAACGGCTCAAAGTCTACCAGCGGGCGCGGGAAAGGTTTTTACGCGTCATGCAGCAGAACAAGGAGGAACTCGACGCGATTCGTTCCGCAGTTTCGACTAATACCGCCCCAGCCGTTGAGCAAGTCGAGTCCGAGCGGGCTTCCAAACTCGCTGATCTGACCACCGAGGAAGCCACGGAGGTCGAAAAAGCATTGCAGGACAACGCGGACACTTTCATGCCGCGCATCGAAGCTGCCCAAACTCTCGCCGAGCGCAAGCGCGTCGAGCGAGATGCCAAAGACCGAGCGAAGATTTTAGAGAAAGGCATCCGGGACAAATACGCCGAGCGCAAAGCAGCCATCGATACCGAAGCAAAAACCCAGCGGCAGCAGATCGAGCAAGCGGCAGCAGCCAAAGACTCCGCAGCCAATGCCAGAATGCGCGACAAAGTCCGGCATACAAAACTTGTCACCGCCATCGGGGAGTTGGATGGGATTTTAAAAGTATTGCCACCAGAAGTTCGTGGCAGGGTGGGAGGCTTTGCCGTGCTTGCCAATATCGGCACAGGCGACAAGGCAATGGCAGATTTCTTTGTGAAGCGCATCGACATGATCGACCGCCAACTGGAGCGAACGCTCAAGGAGGAATACGGGTCGGCATTTGACGCCCTGTTGGAGCGCACCAAACCAAAGAAAGCCGCCGCCGGGGAAAAGCCAAAAGGCATCGGAGCGGACATCCAGTCCCTCTTTGCCGTTGTCCGCGAGGCCCGCAACTGGAGCGCCGAGAAGGTCGATGGCCACATCGCAAGCATCGAAACGCAGATTGCATCTGGAAATCTCTCCGCACAGGACGAGGCAATGCTCACCCGCGAAGCCGACCTAGTGTCACTTGCCGGGGATTGGAAGAATGCCGACTCCAGCCGCCGCGCTGCCGCATTGGAGTCCGCCAAGGAAACATGGGACAAGGGAATGTCAGAATTCATCCAAAAGAAAATCCGTGAGCGTGAGGATCGCGATATATCCCGCGCCGAAGCTATTTCCGCCACCGGCAAGAAAGGTGACTATGTAGACAGAAGGAAAAAAGACAAAGCGGACAATGGAATTAAAGGTGATGGCAAGGGATGGTTCATGGACACGCTTGCATGGGATGGTGTCGTGAACATCTTTTTCGGTCACGAATCTCCAATGGCGATCCGGCTTTCGGATGGTCAGCGCAAAGCGGAATATGCCAAGATCGACGCCGTTGCCGCTAAAGAAGAGGCAATCCATGACCTCTTCACAAAACTTGCCGGTGGCAAACGGGCTGATGGCGAGAAGCTCTTGTGGCAAATGAGCCAACCCTCGATACCGGCCAATGGTCTCGACCTCTCTGAAATGGAAGCATTGTCCGCGACAATGCTGTGGATGCAGGAAGATGGTCGCCGCCACATGGAGGGCGAACTCAATGAGAATGGAATGCCTGTCAGCAAGTGGCACTACGACCAAAAATTCATCGACGAAATCGAGTCCGCATTGTCTCCGGAAGCTAAAGCCGTCCGCGATTATTTGTTGGATGCCTACGCAAAAGAATGGTTCGCGATCAATTCAGTCTATCGCGAGTTGAACGGAGTCAATTTGCCGCAAATCAAAAATTATTCTCCTGTCACGGTGAGGCCGATGAATGCGCCATCTGGTATGGTTACTGATCCTGTAACCGGTCACGCAATATCAGCAACCAGCATATCCCCCGGCGCTCTCCGCACCCGTGGCACAGCCATAGCCGAACCTGCTTTCAGAAATGTGGTTCAGACCTACATTGCTCACACTCGCCAGATGGAGCATTGGAAGGCTTTTGCGCCATGGATCAAAGAGGTAAATGGGATTTTGCGCTTTCGCGATGTTCAAGATTCAATCCATGAAGCTGGAGGGGAAGAAGCGATTAGAGTTTTAAACAAATTCCTTGATGCTTTTGCACAAGGCGGAAATCGGGACGCATCTCTTGGCCTTAAAATTTCGGAGGTCTTAAACCGCATGGCCAGCCGCGCAGCGCAAGTCGCACTCATCGGTCGTGTTGGGACGCTTGCTATTCAGACCACCCAGATCGGAGCCGCGAGCGCCGAACTCCCGATGGGCGCTTATGTCTACAGGCTTGGCAAGTTGCTGACCGGAAACCTCGGCTGGGGTGATTCACTCAACTCCGCATACATCCAGCGGCGCTTGAAACAAATGCCACCCATCGTGCAGATCGCGATGGAGGGTCTCAAGGCTGGGAAGCCAAACCAACTCAAGCGCCAAGTCGAAAAAATCGGACGCCTAATCTCCGGGTCGGATGCCCTGTGGACCGCTGGCACCTACGCCATGGTCTACGACTACAATTTGGGCCAAGCCAAAACTCTCGGATACACCGGCAAAGCCGCAGAGGACTACGCGCACAACACCGCCGAACGCATCACCGACCGACTCGCGCAGCCAACCCGCATGGGAGCGAAGTCAATCTACGAGGTCACCGCAACCAACCCCGGGTCGCGACTCGGCTGGGCATTCGCCTCCGAGGCTCGGAAAAACCTTGCCCTGCTTGCCTACACAAAAGCCAACCGACCTCTCAAGAGGTTCGGAGCAACGGCGCTTGGATTTATTGTTTTCAACTTGGCCATGGGCGCATTCATACGAAATGCATGGAAGGACATAAGAGACGATGGCGACGACGAGGATGAATTCTTCGACTCAAAAACATGGAACTGGAAACGCATCGGCGTGGCCATGGCGACAGAACCGCTCCAGGGCATCCCATACCTTGGCGACTACATAGAGAAGGGAATCAATACCGCTCTCGGTCAATACCACCAAAGCTCCGACCTCATCAGTTTCGAGCGTGGGGTCCGCGCCATCAGAAACATCCCGGACATTGTCGAAGGAGAGCGCGAGATGGCCGATGTTTTAAAAGACATCGACGGCATGGTTTCCCTTATGGGTCTTTTCAACCAAAACGCCGCATCCGCCGCATCGCTCACTCACATCGCATCAGACTTTTTTGGAGTTGTAGAAAACGCCACCTCCGAGGACTGATTTTTGACTAGCGAGTTTTGACTGATACCATCCACAACATGAAACCAATGAACTACCTGCTCACACAACTCGGCCAATCGTCAACATGGAGGGGCATTTTGCTCTGTTTGACGGCGGTGGGCGTATCGCTCAGTCCGCAGCACCAAGAAGCCATCGTGGCGGCGGGGTTAGGGCTGGTCGGCGCAATCAACATCCTCCGCAAGGGATGACCCCGGGCCGGATCGCCGCAGGGATGATCATCTTCGCCTTTGCCTGTCTGGCGCTCGCGTTGCTTTCATCCTGCGTGAGCGTTCCGATCCCGCCATTCGGCGACCGAGTCGGCGAGATGGGCAACCTGCAACTCAGCGTGTCGGTGAAATACATGCCGGTGACCAACCCAGATCTCCCGAAAGACGACAACCTGTCCTATGCCTGGTCGAAATTCGGCGAGGCCAAAGTCCTCAAAGACAAATGACCCGCTTGCTCGCCGAAATCGCCGCCTCACAAATCGGAGTCCGCGAGGAAGGCGGCAACAACAACGGATCCAAAATCCGCGACTACCAGCGGGCCACCGACCTCAAGCCCGCCTCATGGCCATGGTGTGCTGCGTTCGTTGATTGGTGCATCCGCGAGTGGCTCGCCCGCCCCGGCGTCCGTGAGTGGCTCAACCTCCAAGCCTCCACGCCCGAAGAATGGCGACCAAAGACCGCCCTCGCCTACGGATACCTCGGCTGGGCCAAAGCCCGCCCCAAGACCTCGGTCATCCTCCACGAACGCGACCTCGCCCAACCCGGCGACATCGTCGTCTTTGATTTCAGCCATGTCGGAATCGTGGAGAGCGATTCGGGCTTTCAGATCATCACCATCGAGGGGAACACCAATGGTCGAGGCGACCGCGACTCCGAGTCCGGTGACGGCGTCTGGCGCAAAGCCCGCCAGAAGACAATCGCCCGGAATTTCATCCGAATCCGCCCTGTCTTGGCACTTTCTGGCACTCCTTCCGTAAATCGTTCGTAGTCAGTAGCCGTTTCTCGACTCGAAATCGAACGCAGGGCAACCTGCCGTGGGTTCAAATCCCACCCCTTCCGCTCCTCCAGTAAAGCCTCTGGAGCCTTTTCCCAAGCGGGTCTCCGGTCACCCCTCATCTTTTGCTTCGTGTTTTTTTCTGTTGCGTGGTTTTGCTTTTGAGGGGATGTTTTTGGCACTAGTTGGCACTGACTGCCAAAACACCAACCAACAGAATGAAACACAATCCCTATGCGGTGCGGTTTGAAGATTCGCGAAATCGATGGGTGCTTGATCTCAAAGCATCCCATTTCGGGGATCGGAAACGGATGTTTTTTGAAACCGAGTTGGAGGCGCATTCTGAGGGGGCGCGGTTGGTGGATGTGTTGCGCGAGAAAGGTCGCGAAGGAGTGAGGAGCGAGGAAGGCGGGATGTCGGTGGCGGTGGCGACCCGGATGTTCTCGGCGGAGAACGCGACGAAATCGAAGTCGCATTTCGCGAAAGTCGAGATGCTGTGCAAGGAACTGAATGCCCGCTGGGCTGGGCCGGTCGCGTCGATTGAGCCGGTGGCGCTGACTCGGTGGCTTAACCAGACCTCGGATTCACCGACGACTAGGGCGATGTGGTTTCGCTATGCACGAATGTTTTTCCGCTGGGCTGCACGAATGAGGTTCATCGAGCGGTCGCCTGTCGAGGGGATGCGGTCTCCGAAGGCGACACCGGCGAGAAACATTTTGACGGCTTCGCAAATGAAGGAATTGCTGAAAGCTCCGATGCCGGACGAGATTCGGGCGTTGCTCTTGCTTGGCGGGTTCGCGGGCCTGCGGACCATCGAGGTGGCGCGGATGAATTGGGAGGATGTGGATTTCAAATCGAAGCAAATCCACATTCGGCCCGAGGTCAGTAAGCAGACCACGGGAATGCTGGAGCGGGTCGTGGACATGACCGAGCCGTTGGTGAAGCGGCGGGAGTTTTTCAAAGGAAAGAAAGGTGTGATCGTGAAAGGATCGCTGGAGGCTTTGCATGAGGCACGGCGGCGCGTGGCGCTAGGGCTGGGCTGGGAGGGCTGGCCAGAGAATGCGCTGCGGCATTCGTTCGCGACCTACCACCTCGGTCGCTGCGGGAATGCCGGTTTGACCGCTTACCAAATGGGTCACACCTCTCCCGCGATGGTGCAGCGGGTCTATGCGGTTCCCGCCGTGCGGGCAGATTGGAAGGCGTTCTGGAGGATTTGACCTATGCCCTACGCCAACAAAAAAACGCAGCGGAAGTTCATGGCGAAACAATACTCGGATCGCTACCGCACCGATGAGAAATTCAAGGAGGCGGAGCGAGACAGGAAGGCTGATTGGTATCAGCGAAACCGAGAAAAAGTTATCGCTCGCGTGATGGAGAACAAGGCGAAGAAAAAACACCGCTGACCGCAGATGCCCATTTTATCAGACTCTACGGATGTCAACAATTATTTTTCGGCAGGGATTCACCCCATTGAAATTATTTTGAAAATATCGTTGACGGGTGGTTATACACCTGCGAGTTTCTGAAGTCATGCCAAGCAAACGGGCGAAAAACAAAAAGCAAATTGCAGTCTGGCTCTCGCCAGAGGAGAAGCGAATTCTCAAGGCAATTGCGGATGCCAAAGGGGTATCCATGTCCGATGTGCTGAAGGAGAAGATTTATGAGCAGCATGACAAAAACCAAAAAAGTTAGCGTAGGACTCTGGCTCGATGAATGCGAGTTGGAGGCTTTGCGCGAAAAAGCAACCGCAGACGGACGGTCGCTCTCATCTTACATCCGTCGCCTTTTTTTTGCCGAGGGGTGTATAACCACCCCCGCCAATAAGGCGCAGAAAACTCCCATGAAGAAAGCGAGGAAGGCGGCGTGAGTAAAGAGCTTTTGATGACGGTGGAGGAGGCTGCGTCAATGACCGGCTACGCGCCGTGGTCCATTAGGCAGTTTTGCAACAAGGGGATGTTCACCGCTGAAAAGCCCCGTGGCGACCGTGGCGGCTGGCGCATCCTTCGGCCCTCGCTGGAGAAATGGTGGGCAGACAAGCGCCGTGCATCGCTCAACACCCGGAGGGTCGCGTAATGGACACGATTCTCCGCTGCCTCGATTACGCCTTTGATTTCCTCTGGATGGTCTCGCCGGTCGTCATCCTCGGCCTTTGTGCATGGAGGTTGGCGCGATGAGCGCAGGATTCGCCATCGCTCTCGCCATCCTCACCCTTGGGTCGTGCTTCGCCAGCTACCACTGCGGCCAACGCAATATGTTTATCCGCATGCGCCGTTTCGAGGAACGACGCAGGCGATGGGCGGAATGGGAAGATTTCGAGGACTAACCTCCTCACCACAAGAAAAGCGCCCCGAAGGACGGCAATCCAACGGGGCAAAGTTAAACCACAAGAAAAGCAGTAATAACAAAATGAGTAACACACAACTGACTACACAAGTCAACACACAAGTCGCCTTGGGCGACATGCAGGTGATGGCCTCGGCCATCGTGAAATCGGGTCTCTTCGGCATGAAGACACCAGACCAGGCACTGGCGCTGATGATCGTGGCGA